AAACCCAGAGTACAAAAAGTGGAAAAAGCAATACAACAAACAACATAAAGAAAAAATGCTTGAAAATGGGCTTTGCCCCATGTGCGGTAAACCGCTTTATCAGGGACATAAAACCTGCTACGAACACTGGCTCAAAAACAGGAAGAGATGGAAAAGGTATGAAGAAAACCATCGTGGGACGATAAGGAACCAATGGCGTGAAGCTGGACTGTGCCTTAACTGCGGAAAGCAAAGAAAAATTGGAAGTTCGTTTTGCGAATATCATCAAGCTATGATGGAAAAATCTTTAGAAAAAGCAAGAAAAGCGGGAGGGTGGACATCC